CGCATGAAATACAAGGTGCTGCCCTTGACCCAGCAATCGTATCCCTCGAGTTGCGCCAGATAGGTGATGACGTCGAGAGCCGTCGTGAACCGGGTAAAGGCGTTTAGAGCGGTCCGTGCATGCTCCAGTTGATAATACTGGCCGACGATCGTCGTCGTAGGATCAGCCTGAACGGCCAAGCCCGCTTCATTTCCGAGTGTTGCTACGATCTCCGACGATGTCTGGTTGACAAAGTTCTGTGATGAAGGCGCGTTGAACAGACGGGACATGAAGTCGCGACCCTCGAGTTCCACCACACCGTTTTCAACGTCTAGAGCAACGTGATCAACGACACCGACGATCTCCGACGCCCACGCAAGCGTTCCATCTCGGTCGTCCGCGACACCCATCTGGATCTCGAGCTGGATACCGCTCGTTTCGGCTTCGCCCATCGCAAGTCCGGCCCAGACCGGGTCATCCGGGCTGGCGCTTGCAGCGAGCGTCACACGAAACGTGCTCGCACCTGGCCCGTCGCTGGCGGCGACTTCCGCATCCAGGCAGTTCCGGCAAAGCTGCTCGTTGAGCAGCACTCTGACGAAGTTTCTCTGCAACTGGCTCATAGTTCACTCGGCAAAGCGGTCGAGACGCTACCGGACATCAATGGCAGCAAGAGTGTCGCCACACCGACGATCATCGGATCGCTCCGGTGGTTCAGATCGGCGATCCTGTTCCATTGAGCCGCGTCGCCGAGCCAGGTCGCCGCAACATGAAACAGGGTTGTGTCGCTGACCGTGACCTGCATGGACTCTCCTGGGTCTTACAGTTCTATGAATGCACGATCGGGACAAACGGCGAGCCGTCCAGGCTTGCCAGCTGCGCGCAGGCCTTGTTGAGGTAGGCGCCCGAGCACACGGCTTTCGCAAGCAGACCGGCACTGCTCGAAGCCTGACCGAGGCTCGGTGCGCTCGTCACGAGGTCCGGGGCGGCATTGCCAGCACCGAGACTCGTCAGACCAGCACCGGCTTCGGTTATCAAACTCATCAATCCCGATCCGGGTGTCGTCAGATCTACCGGCACAGAACTGCCGACCGGCGAGCTCGCGAGTAACGAGCCGGCTGTTGATAGGCTTGTCTGCAGGGGCGCGATAGACGAAGAAAGCGACGCTGCCGGCGTGAGAAGTGACGAACAATAAGCCAGATCGTTGACCACGAGGCCAATGACGGATTGTTCCGTCTGCACTTGACCGGTCGCCACCGGCGAGACGACTTCGGCTTGAACGAGATAATTGATGACGGTCCCGCGTTCGGCGTAACGGATGATCACCGAGGTGATCAGGACGAACTCGGTCCAAGCTCCGATTGTCAACAAGAGCGGCTCGGCCTGGTCGCGCATCGCCTCCAGGGTCTGCGCCCGCTCGGAAGCTTGGGTGCCGACGAAGATCCCCGTGAGCTCCCGCCGGAGTGGATCAAACCCGGTGATCTGAAGAAACCGTCCACCGCCGACAAGCTGATGCGCCGCGACACGAACGCGACCACCACGGTCGAAGAACGAGGGTACTTCCAGCCCGGAGAGCTGGAGTTGCCCAAGCGTCACGGGAAGCGTGTTCGTAAGGCTCAAATCAACCTCCGGTGCGCTAGGGAAGCGGTATGGTCAGGCCGGGGCTGAGCGGAGTTCCTCTCAGGTTCACTGCGCTCGAAGTCGATGGTGCGCCATTCAGCTGGTGCGCCTGACGACGCGCCACGATCTGACCGATATGGCGTCCGTCGATGACGATCTCTCCCGAAAGCAGCAGCGTGTCCGACGATGAGGAACCGGATTCCGAGCCGTCGGCGGTCGGTGCCTGAAACGCAGCACCCGCCCCACCACTGTAACTGCCCCGGAGACGCCCCGTCATCGTCTCCGATCCTTGCACCGCGTGCGATGGCGGCGGCACCGGCGTCCCTCTTCTCGCCCCTGAATTCGACCAACCTGCCTCGCCACGAGGACGAGGGCTCGAGGCCTCTCGCCCGCCGGTCATCTGTCGACGCAACGCAGCGCCGATGCTGTTCTCAGGCAGGACGATCGGCTGCATCGTCACTCTCGCAGGCTGCATCCCGTAGCGCCGCACCGCCTCGGCCGGGTGCGCCGCCGACCCGTGCACAGGCTCCTCGGGCACGCGATGCACACCTCCGGCTCGAACCTGCTTGTTGACCTTCGTCAGAACCGCCTCCATGCTGTTCTGACGTGGCTCGTGACGCGATCTGTCCGTCGTGCCAGGGCGTGAGGAAGTCTGCCGCACCAACTCCGGACGCAGCGGCCCTCTACGCACACCTTCCGCCAGCGACCTGTTTCGAACCGGATTTGGTGCCGACACCCGCCATTTTTCGCGCGATCGTCCCATTGAAGACGAAGGCGAAGACGGAAACCCGAACTGAGACTGAGACGCCAATTCGGCAGCCATCGCCTCCGCAGGTCTGTCGCTCCCGGCCGGCAGCGCAACGCGATAGGCCCTCGCCGGCCGCAGCAGGAACGCTCCAAGACGATTCCTCTCTTGCAGCCGTTTCAGCTGCCCAAGCGCCAAGTGCGCCCCGGAGGATTGAAGGCTCCTCCGCCCGAACGCCCGGCTCAGTCTCTCCACGCGTGAGCCTGCGCCCTTCATCCGCGATGCCCCGCCAACATGCGTGCTCGATTAAGCATCGCTGCTCCACCTCGCCTCGTGATCATCAAGTATTCGAAGCGCCGCTGCGCGCCTGACGCCGCTCCAGGACGCAGCGATGGTCCAAGGCACGCCGTGAGCCGCAAGGATGACGACCTCGCGAAAACCGGCGTGCCTGATCAGTTTCCCACGGCGCTGGCCTCCCGCCGCTCGCGCGGGCCGCCACTCTCGGACCTCTCCTCGCTGAAAGCGGCATGCAGCGCGTCCACCCCTCGAGCACCGATCTTCCGAAGGATCTGCCGGATCCCGTCACGTGTCTTCGCGGCGGCTGGCTGCGGCAGCCCATCGATACTGATCACCGCCGAAGCAAGCAGCGCCGTATTGACCCACGCATCATTGTCGATCTGCGGGCCTGCCATCTCCATGAAATCCCACTGGTCCGCCATGTCGAGTTCCACAGCCTCGATGACGTGGCCATCGATCTCGACCCGGACGGCCTCGCGAACGACGCCGTTGATCGTGCTGGTCGATCGATGAATGGTCCAGCCGGTCTCGTCTGCCATAGCCGTCTCCTCACATCCGAATGCGTTGGCTCGCGAAAAACCCGATCGTCTGCTTGACGATGATGTCCGCCTGGAAATTGCCAGCGCTCGAAAGCACGAGAGAGACACCGGTGAACTCGTAAGTGCTCAGGCTGGTATCGGGTTCGGTGACATACTGGTAGATCGTTCCCGACCCCACCGTGCCGGACGACCAGAATGCCGCTTCGATCGAGGCCACGAGATCGTCGACGGCGGAGCTGCCGCGGTCGACCTGGAATTGTCCTCGCCAGCCGGAGGGGGTGGTGAACTCGACGGGCGTGCTGTTGAGCGGATCGGCTCGCTGGTGCTTGACTTCCTGACTGGCGCTGAAGCCGGTTACGTCACGAAGATCAACACGCAAACCACTCCACAGAAGAACGACCTGGCAGTTTCTTCCGATCGTATAGGTATTCGGCATCGGTCTCTCTTCCCACGCTCGAGGCGTCGCTTAAGTCGTTGACGTCACCTGGACGCCGGCGCCGCCCTGCAGATTGACGAGGAACTTCTCGTTGATCCCCTGATACCGCACCTGGACGTCGGCTTGAACGTAGCCCAATGCCGTCTGGCTCTGCGGGTTGTTCGTTGCGTCGCACTTCACGGCGTACGGGGTCGAGCCGGTCGCACTTCCGAGGATCCCCTGACTGAGCAGATTCCCGAGGTAAGCCAACAGAGTGGCCCGGATGTTCGTGAACAGGGCCTGATTGATGAGCTGGCCCACATAGCCGCCCATGCCGCCCGAAAGCGTGGCCGATATGTAATTCGTCAGGCGGGTATAGGCATCGCCATTCACGGCCGCATTGCTCGATGAGTTATGGCCGCAACGTACGGCCCAGTACGATCCGCCAGGCGCCGGATTGCAGATGACGTCGATGCCGGCACTGAACAAGGTCTGCAGCTCTGCCAGGGAGTACGTGCTCGTCTGGCTGCTGCCGATCGCACCAGACCTCTGACTCCCGATGACACCGAACAGTTGTTTATTGAGGCTGGTCTGACTGGGCGCGAGGTTCGCAAGGCATCCGGCAACGAAGCCTTGCGGACTGACCAGTCGTGTCTGCTGATTCGTTTGATCGTACCAGGCCAGCCAGTCACCGAACATCAGCTTCGCAGCATAGCTGTCGATGCCGGCTGCCTGTTTGCTGTTGATCGCCGACGACACCGTATCTCCGGCAGGGCCGGTCAGTATCATGTAGACACCTTCCGACAAGCCGAACTCGACCTGATCGGACCAAGTGGCGTTGGAGTCTGAGTCCGCGAGTATACCGACTGCACAGCCCTGGCCGCGCAGCGCATACATGCCCGACCGTGGAATGCCATCCGCGCCGACGAGCGTCTCCGCGGTCACGTTCGATGCGCCATCCGTTCCCGTCAGCAGCGTCTGCGACGAGATCGCGGAAGGGGCGATACTGGTCCCCGCTCCGAGCGAAGCAACGACCAACTGGGACGGACCGCGCAGCACGCCGACGCCTCCATTGACTGCAGCAACAAGGTTGCTCCAGAAGCTGGCCGTACCACCACTCGCGCTGATGTTGTCGTAGACCTCCGGAACGCTTCCCGGAATCGAGAGAACCAGGCGCCAAGTGCCGGCGCGTGACCCAGTCCCGAGATTGACACCGACCTGGTTGCCCAGACTGCCCGTATAAAGAGCCGTCAAGAGGACGGGGTAGGTTCCCGATGCGCTGTAGAGAAGCGCGTAATTGGCGGCCGTGTCCGTCCCGTCCGACACTCGAACGCCGATGAACGCGGCCGCGCCTTGCGCTGACGCGGTGCCGATCTGAGTGCCGAGATCGTACTTCCGAACCACCGGAGGTCCGTAGATCGAGGAGAGCTCCGCCATGCTACCGAAGACGACGGCCTGGTTGATCGGACCCCAGGACGCGACACCGACGACCCCGATCACATTGCTTGCGACACCATTCAGCAGGAGTTGCTGTGGGGGAACGATCTGAACGTACAGGTCGGGCACGGTAAGCGCGGTCGTGTTCAAGCTTCCAGCTTGACTGATCTGTGTCATGGCTCAGTCGACCGCTTTTGCTGCTGGAGCGTTTTGCTGAGGCACGATGATCTGCGTGCTCACGACGAAGGCCATTTGACCATTTTGCCTGATCGCTAAGATTGTTGTTGGATCAGTTATGATCTCTCCCTTCGTATAGTCGCTGAACGGGTGCAGTACGACGAGTGCGTTTTCTCTGATGTCGGCCATTCCATCCTCTTCAGGCGATGAAGGTCGCCTGCAAATCGGGCGATGATCCCCAGCTCTCCGAGCAGAGTTGGAGTGCTTGAACGCGCGAGTCGTCGCTGCCGCTCGCCCCGTAGGTCGGCATCAGCCAACCTCCTTCGACGAGTTCGTTCCACGCATAGACAAGACCCAGTCCTGAGCGACAAGCGATCGGGTTGGCAACGATAAACCCTCTCAGACGGGAGATATGAGCGGCGATGGTTCCGGCATCTCCGCTCTCGTAGTAGTTGAGAATACTCGTGTCCGCAGGAAGGGGATAGAATGGTTGCGGTGCCGCGATCAGCGGTCTCTGGTCCCAACCGGTCATTGCCGTCGCGACCATACTTAATCCGGCGCTCCCGCGGCTGACCCAATCCTGCTCGGTCGACGCGACAAGAGACGAGTAGGGCTGAGGAGCGCCCGAAAGCCGCGGACAGGCATACGCGCCCGCAGCATCCGCTCCGACATCCTGAGCGACCGCCACATTGTCGAAATCCGCCAACGCCGCCCCCGAAAGCCAGATGACGTAAGGATCTCCCAGACCCTGACCGACGGCCTGTTCTCGAACAGTCGCGATCGCCCGGGCAACGCCTCCCGCCGGGAGCAACGCCAACTGCTGGTCGTCCGCATCCAGCACGAAGTAAACTGGCCGGCCGCCGAGCACCGTTAAATACCCGGTCTCGGACATCATCGACACGTCACGCTGCAGAGCGACCGAGTAGCCACTCGTCGTCGTAGGATCGGCCCAGTTGGACGATTGTCCCAGCATGCAGAACTGAACCGCGCTGCGCAAGGAACTCGAGAGATACAGGTTGAGCGCTCGGCTCAATCCATCCGCCGGTTGATACGAGTCGAACGCCCAATAGGAGAGACCAGCAGCGGTCGCTGCTCTGATTTCCGCATCGAACGTCATTTGGTCGGCCAAAGGCCATGTCACCTCGGCCCCGTTTACGTTCGCATTTGGCGGCAATCGGTTGATCCAGTTGGGTGACGACAGCGCCGAGGCACATTGCTGATCGATCACGTCCTGAGGGTCGTACCAGGCGTCAAAGCGGATCGCACCGAGCAGTGGTGTCGCACCTTCCGGCACCTCCGCTACCGGCGGCCCGGCCGCCACATGATCGATATCGCCGATGCCGAACAGCATCGCGGTCGAGTTGGCGAACAGCACCGTGGGGTAGTCGACGCTGTAGGTAAGATCCCGCCGGTAAAGGCTCGCATTCTCCGCCGTGTCGACGACAGTCGATCCATGGTAGCGAAGTTGACCCGAAGAGCCGTCGGCAAATTCCAACCAATCGACGAGCGACAGCGCACCATCGATCAGAGAGGCCAGCGCGTCTCGGGTAATCGGATCGTTGCACCAGAGACTGACGGTAAACCCTTGTTCCTGCCGTCTGGTCTCCATCGACGAAGTCCCACCGCCGGCGACCCTACCCAGCACGACCTCGCCACCGTCAACCGTGAGTGTCGATCCGGCCGTCCTCGAACCGGGGATCAGCGCGCTCAACGCTGCGGCGACGCTAATGGGCGTATCGGTTGCCCTGACCGTGACGCTGTAGAGCGCGTTGCCAACTCGAACTCCTGCGACCTGGCTCGCACCACCATACCCGCCGAAGATCACGCTGGCGCCCTCACTGCTGACCGTCAACGTTGGCGCCTTCGATGTCGATTCTCGCCAGATCTGAGGATAACGGGTCGTTTCTCGAAACATCTTGGGGTCCGAGAAGACGCTGACGTTCAAGGTCTGCGAAGCGAGGTCGGCGTTGAGCCCAAGCGGAGCGGGCCAACCCCTGTAGACTTTGACATCCTTGCCCATGACACTCGGCACCGTAATACCGCCAGGATAGACGATGTCGACAATGGCTTTCGTGAGAGCGGTTTCTACGTCTGAAAGGTCGGCCATCGATCCTCGGCCCTCAAGTCGTTTGGATGCCGGCAAGCAGCCGCCAGCCGGCGATCGATGACTCCGCCGATGAGATCGTGTAGTTCTGTTCGAGTTCGTCCTGAAGCAGCATCCCGAAACTGAGCTCGACGCCGGCGATCACCGGCAGCAGCACCTCGTAATAGGACGTCTTTGTATCGCTCGGAAGTCGTGTCGGGTCGATATCGATATGTGTCTTCGCCAGCACGCTCGCGGGCCATCCCGACGCCAGGATCGTATCGGTCAAGGCCGTCCGTCCGCCGTAAGCGTTGGTTCCTGCTTGAGACGCTGCCGCAGGGGTACTGATCGTCACCGTGTGATTGCATAAAATGCACGAAGCGGGACGAAGCGGCTCGAGATGGGAAACGAACCACGTATTTGCGCCGACGAGATAGTCTCCCGGTAGCAGCACAGACGTGTCCCCCACAAACGTGCCTTCACACTGTCGACGGTATTGCGGTGAAACGAGGCTCAAGGTAAAGGCTGGATCAAACAAGCCGGTCACCGTCTCTACAGGCTGGCCATTGAGCGGCCCCGACGGCGATGTCGCCCTGAATACATTGTATGACTCTCCAAGAATGGAGCCCGCCTGTCTGAGACCCGCGGCGATAAGTGCACTGATGCGATCTTGGTTGATGAGCAGGTTCCTTTTCGTGCTGGCGCCCTTTAGGCAATACAGATGACGCCGCCATTGTTCCAGAGCAGCCCAGATCCACTCGCCGGCTCAATCGACGGGATTTCTGACAAGCCCGCCGCACCGGCAATTGCGCTCAACACGCCCTGCTCGAGTTGCACATTGCAGCACGCGATGACCCGCGCCCCGTCCCACGTGCTGCCAATCTGAGAGCCTGCCACCCAGGAACAGTAGAGGCTCGATTCTTGTCCGATGCCCGACAGCCGGAAACTGAACTTCCGGCTTGTCGTATATGTCATGCCCTTCGCCACGTTGACTGGTCTCTCGAGTGGCAACACCGCAAGAAGATTGCCGCCCGAAGCACCGTCGTACAGTCCGACAAGTTCCAGTGCCGGCCAGGCCGTCGATGATGGCCCAATAGTGCCGTCGCTGACATCCTCGGCGTAACCGGCCTCAAGAGGCCCGTACATGATCGGTCGCCTGGCGTACGCCTTGTCTGTCGGCTCGACGAGAGCGAGATTACTCAAGCTCTGCCCAAAGCCTGCCCAACCAGTAAAAACCCCGGTCTCGAAGACGCGCTCATCGGCTACACCCTGATCTCGCTGAGCGTCGTTAGTCCGGGTCCACGAGGAACGCCAAGAAAGCTGCAGAGCCGGCAGCACCAAGACGCGAACAACGCCGTTCGGTCGCGAACCTCTGCCGTGTTGCGATGCCAGACCGCAGCTTGATCCGTGTCAAGATTCTGCCCCGCACCCACGATAGCCAGCTCAAGCCCGCTTAGTTGGTCCAGATAGCCGCGCATGACGACCAACTCGTCCGAAGACAGGTTGCTCAACCGATACTCGAGTGATCCGTAGGCGGCAAAGAAGCGCCACGACTCGAAACCGGTCTGGCCAGAGCCATAAGCGGGATAACCGCAAAACCTTCTTGCATTCGTCCGCTCCGCATTCGTCAGGGGCGCGCTGACCGTGCTGGACATGACTCTACCTCTGTCTTCAGGACGTCGACACATCCTCGGCTGCAGCGGCCTAAGTGCCGAACCAGCTTCCGTTATGCTGGATCAGAAAGCCGGGCCTGCTGTGAGGACAGACGGGAGCCGGGGGACCAGCCCGGCTCCTATCCAGCAGGTTGTGGTATACTCTAGAGGCTCTCGATGACGACAGCCCGCTTGAGGTAGCTGTTGGTCGCAGTTGGAATGATGGAAGCGTTTGCCGTGAGGTCGGTCGGCAGGGCAAATCCCCCGATCCAATACCAGCTTTGCGCAATGACCTGCTTCAGCCTGTCCAGCGGCTCGCGGGTGACCATGCACACACCATCGACCACCTCCAGCAGAGACTGTTCGGCATCGGGGATGTCCATGCTCCCGACATTGGCAAAATCACCCTCGATCAGGGCACCCTGTCCGCAGACGATGGCGCGGTGGATTGGACCCGCCCCGAGCGACATCTGCTGAGGCGCCTCGGTCGTCGGCACGAACCGCACGCCGAGGAGTTCGATGACACTGCCTGCCTGATAGGCCTCCGAACCATAGGCGCCGCGGTAAAGATATTTAAAGTCGGCGTCGCGGAAAAGACCGAGAAGCTGCGAATCATCGAGGTAGCAATTATAGGAGCCGTTGATGGTCGGAACGTTGTTGGAGCGAAGCGCCGCAACGGCGGTCAGCACGGTCTGAATGCCCAAAGTGTCACCCGGAACGTAGTTCGATGCGCCATACGTTCCGAGCGGCGCTGCCAGCGCCGCAGTCGTCGAACGACCATTCGGTCGCAGGACGAGGGGCGCCGTCGAAGCAATCACCGCCTGCCCGGCAGTCCCGTCCGAGACCGCGATGTTGGTCGAAAATGTCAGCGTACCCGATAGGCCGCTGGGAGCCGTAGAGGCGTTGACGGCGTCGATCGCGGTGCCGATCAACGTGTAGGCGTTGGTTCCGACCGTAACGACCATGCCCATCGTTGAAGCAGTCGGCGCAACCTGGCCCTGAGCTGTCAGGACCGACTGGAAGCCCCGCATATCGTCGACACGGATCGTCGTGGCTGCGGAGGAAAGCGTCGTGATGACACGCGTATTGCCACCGAGATAGCCACCAACGCCACCAATGGTCCCGCCGAAAAGCGCATTTCTTGCAAGCCGGTCAAGTGACTGCATCGCCTGAACGCCGTTGGTCCTGGCGTTGGCCAGGAACTGGGACGCAATGCCCACGCCTTCCGTCACCATGTTCAGATCGATCGTATCCCCGTACTGGTTGATCGAGAGGACGTATTGCTCGACCGACCAGCTCGACGGTGACAGCCCATTGTCAAAGTTCGAGTTCGCCGACGGTATCATTGGCGAAGTCACGGGGGACTTAAGGCCCTTCCGAGTCTTCGTGATCGACTCGCCGATCCGGTTGGGGAACGTCTCGCGATCCGCTATCGCTCGAAAGCCCAGTCGGGATGTCAGCCCGTCCTCGAACTCTCTCGCCAGAAATCCCTGCTGGACGATCGGCTGAAGCTGGGTCGGGAAATTTTGGATAGCCATGACTGCTGAAACCTTTCACGTCGAAATGTCGAGGCCAGAAGACGCTGGGCTTCTGACTTCACCGGTAACCTGGTCTCTCTAACGATTGCGGGACAGGACCCTGGCCCGTTCGGCCTGCCACTGCTCCCGGCTCAGAGTCCTGGCATTCACCGCATCCGGCTGCGCCGGTGCCGGCGGGCGCCGAGGCTGGCCCGTCGTTATCATCAGCGGAGCTTGTCGGAGATCATCGAACAGATAGGGCTTGGCGCTCTTGAGTGCGAGGATGGCGTCCTCCGCCCCGTCGATGACACCGTCCGGTCGCACGGCGAGATGACCGGCATCGATGAGACGGAGCGCATCGACATCGATAATGCCCGAACGCATCGCGGCCATACGAAGCTCGGCCGTGATAAGCCGCTTGTCATTTTCGGCGCGCATCGAAACGATCGCCGCATCACGCTCGGCCTGCGCCGAGCGGGCCTGCTCCCTGAGCTTCTGCATCTCCCGCCGCAGCCGTCGCTCCACGTCGGCAGAGGACGAACCCGCGTCCTGCGTCTCTACAGCCGCAATCTCGGCCTCACCGATTTGAGGCTCGATCTCGACTTGATCTTCCACACTCATTCGTCAACTCCTGCTGTCTGCGCATCCCGGCTTACGACCACCCGGTCGGTCTCCTCGGCGAGGTTTTCAACGTCATAGATGCTGGCGATCGAGCCGAGAGCTGTTTCTCGGCTGAGGATGCCGGCGTTGACCAACATGCAAAGCGTGTTTGCCTGCGCCTGCCTGTCGGAAAAGCTGGGCGCAAACCAATCAGGCCAGCGCAGCCCGAGGCCGCTCGGATCGAGCGACGCGTAGCTCTCGCCCATGATCTCGACACCAGGCTTCGAACGGCTGGAAGCCAGGCAGACCATTCTCAACAAAGACAACAGCGCCCCTTCGCCATAGGAGATACGCAACCGATCGGCGAGCCAGATCAATCCCTGGCAAAGCAGTTCCAAAGCCCGCCCGCTTTGCGCCGCCGTAACCCGGTCGCCATGCGCGCGATTGCCATGCATCGCCTCGAGTGCGATGGCACGCAGCTCCCTGACATGGGCGAGTACTGCCGCGGCTGCGTTGCCGTTGATCTCCAGCAACTTGGCATCACCCTCGGGCGGAAGCACAAGAGCCGTCGAAGCGCCTCCGACACGTTGCGGGCCGCCCGAGCCGAGTTCGCCGCCGTCCTTCAAGACGAGAGTCGGATCGGAACCGTATTTCAAGCCCCGCCCCGCCTGACTGAGCAGGTAGTCCGTCTCTATGACCGTGTCGATTGCAGGCGCGAAAGTACACGCCCCGTCGGGAGCAGAGAGCGAGCTTCCAGGAAGATTCTTGATCCACACGATCGGCACGAAGCCGAGCCTGTGTTCTACCGATCGAACCGCATCCTCCTTGACCGGCAGCTCGGCGGTCCCGACCGGAACTGGCTCGAACCAAACCTCCCGCCCCTCGTCCCAAACCCGTCTGAACCAGAAACGCTGCTTCGGATCGACTGCGTAGCCCTGCGCGACCAAATCCACACCCCGAACCTTGAAGAGTTCCGTCACACGGACAAGCCGGCGCGAATCCTCGGCCGACCACTCGGGTGTCAGATAGGCCGACGAGAGGACGTCGAAGAACGGACGTCCCTCGAACGTTCTGAACAGGATCGCAATTGACCCCACGCTGCCCCTCGTTGCAGCCTCCAGCATGGTTTCATTGAGTCGGCACTCCTTGATCAAGGCCGACAGCGCCGAAACGGTTCGAGGATCGGTTGCCTGGATCATGGGAAAATGGCCATCGCTGAACAGGAGCGAGACCGCATCCTCGACCACGACACGGCACAACCCGGTACGAACCGACGGCCGACGCTCGCTCAGCGGCACGTACTCACCGCCGCCGCTTCGCTCGGACGAGAACGCGAACGGCAGACTGTCGTACTGGCGACCGTCGAGCACCGCTTCCAATGCCAGCAGCCGTGCCGTCCGTTCGGGAAAGTCGGGATCGGACGCAAGTCGACCCTGCAGGGTTATCCAATCCATTCCTAGCGACCCAACGAATGAGACGTTCCACGGAGCGTCCGCTCGCTTCCCTTCTGGCGTGCAAACAGGTAGTATCCGGTCGCGTCCACAAGGTGGTCATGACCACCCATCTTATCGGGCTCGTTCGTGCCGCTCCGATACGCGAGCCGTTCGTAGGCAGCGATGGAGTGGACGCATTTCGGATCGACGAACGCGCTTCTGCATCCATCGGCATTCTGGAAATAGCTATTGACCACGTTCATTCTGTCTCTGACGAGAGGATGGTTCGACAGTGCGACGACCCTGAAGCCCCGCTCCTTCAATATACCGATGTCCGTACGGCCGTGTGCAGAACTTCTTCTCTGCGCGCCGGCCGGATCCGGATACACGGTGATGTGGGCGACGTCCGAGCCAACGAAGCTGTGGCTCGGCCGCCCGTAACGACGGGAGAGCTCATCGCAGATCTCATCGGTGTTGGACGTGGGCAAAACGATTTCATCGATCTGCCTCAAGATCGAACCCTCTTCCTGCCAGACCGTTGCTGACATCGGATTGATATTGAAGTCCATCCCCACGTGCAGCGGTCTCCGTTCGTCGTAGTCTGACCTGCGAATGCTGTCGGCGCGATCGAACGCGTAGATCACGCGCCCGGCATAGGTTTCGAAGCTCGCCTTATACTCCTGTCTGAAGGTACGCGGATCGAGAAGTTGCCTGGCGCTTTCGATCTCGGCTTCGGGAACGTTCCCGCCGTCAATGGTCGAGTAGAGAAACGACTTCGTGTCGTGATCTCCACTTGGCTGCCCACGAAGGTATGCCTCGTGGAAATGGTCGAAGCCTTTCGGCGTGCCGACGAAGAGCGCGTGACCCTGCACGACCGACAGCATCGGCCTGAGCGTCTGTATCCAGGCCTCGGGCCGGCAGTCCGCCCACTCATCCCCGGCGAAAAACCACAGGCCTGATCCGCGCAGGCTGTCGTGCCTGTCGAGACCGACGATCCTGATCACGTGACCCGAGCGAAGACGGAGTGAACAGTCGGTCTCCAAAGGGTTTCCGTCGAGCCATTCTCGGGGGATCGACTGCTTAAGTCGGTCCCACATCACACGCTTGCCCTGAATAAAGGTCGGCGCGCCGTACCAGATCTCGTTGTCCCGACCAACGGAACGGGCGACGGCAAGGCGCGCCGCCCTGCGCAACTCTTCAGAGAGCAGAAAACTCTTTCCGAACCGACGGCCGCAGACCGCGACCCGGAAGCGGGCATCATCCGACCACCCGTGCCGGTAGATCTCCCACTGCGGCAAAGTTAACCCGGTTCGCTCCGCCCGCCCGCTCATTCGGCCCTCCCGCGCGGAACTCGGGGCGGGTCGGGATCTTCTGCGATGTCGCAGTACGACGTCTGGTCAGCCCTCTCCTCACTCCGGCCGAACTCGTCGGGCCGGTTCGCTTTCGTCAACATCGACAGGAGAGACTTGCAATAGGTGCGTCTCTTCGCCGCGCCCCCCAACGGCAAGTCATCGTCGTCCCGCCAGGACCCGACCTGGGTCAAGACCGCCGCCGCAGCCTCTTGCTCCACCGGCAGCAGGCCCGCTGTCTCGCTCTCCCTCTCGTCCGACGTGCGATAGGATTGATCTTCCATCATTTCCGCGAAGTCACCCTGCCCGAAGCAATGCCCGTCAGTCGCGGTCATGCCCGGCGCGGCCTTCGGGTGGAACGACGTCCCTGGCTGCGGGGCTGCGCAAGCAGCCCGTTGTTCGAGTTGG